TGCGGTATATAAGTTAGAGAAGTATGGTATTGAGTGCCACCATGTAGACCGTTCCGGCATAGACTTGTGGTGCCAATCGTTAGACAATTCGTTATTCACATTGCAGGTCAAGTCTGCAAACCTATGTCATTTCAACCAACATAATAAACGTAGAGGTATATCTGGTTATTCTTATAACCTAAGATCAGAGCATATTGCAGATTTCTTTATGTTTATAGCTTTGGATATGGAAAGGTTTATTATAGTGCCTACGGCAGAGTTAGAGGGTAAGACTCAATATCGCTTATTACCCCCTGACTTTACACAAGAAGACGAGTTGGATGGTGTTAGTATGTTGCGTTCCTTTAAAAGGGAAGATCATCTTCAAAAAAGATGCAAACAAGTCCAATAGATACAACGACGCATGCGGATGATAGGAACATTAGTTCGGCCAAGAGAGTTCTCCAGTAAGTAGTAAGTTAGGGAAGGCGGCATTATATACACATTGTGGTATATATTCTAATGCATATTATTTATATTTCGTATGATTTTTGGTAATGACCTTGCACTCTTTATTACTTTTTGGTATATATACACCTACGGTTAATAACCTGCGAACATAATATGACGATTGAGCTAGAGCCAGATACTGGAATTCCGGTGTATGACGACGATCCTGCTGTGGATTTGTCTATGCGTGCGCGTGCGGCTACGGTAACGGCAAAGGAATTAGAGAAGGAAGGCTTAGATTTGACTCCGACTGCTGAAGATGAGGCTGTTGCGAGTGCGTTGGCTATATCGTTTGCGGAAGATCCTGAGAAAACGTCTAAAAAAGCTACTAAAGCGCGTGTTGCGGAGTTGACACCGGCCTCTTTGGTGCTTACAAACAACATTTTGAGTGAATTTGGTCGTTCTGTGGTCGAATCTGCTATATCTGTACGTCATTTAATAACAAACAAGTTGATTTTAGAGACAGAGAACCCTGATGCTAAGGTTCGTCTACGTGCATTGGAGTTATTGGGTAAGATTTCTGATGTAGGGCTGTTCGCTGAGAAGTCAGAAGTTACTGTTACGCACCAATCAACAGATGATTTGAAGAAAAATCTACGTAAAAAGCTAGAAAAGCTCGTCAACCCTCCCGAAGTCGATGTCGATGAAGTCGTCATAGACGGAGAGGCGTTGGATGAGTGACTTTACACCGCAAGAAGTCCAGCACATGTTGGACAACTTGGACAATTTTAGTGATGCAGAGGTCACTGAGATCGAAAAAATGGTGGATGAGCTAGATAATAGGCAAAAAAATCAGGTTGCATACGATGATTTGATAGAATTTTGCAAAAGAATGATGCCGGACTTCATTGTAGGCAAACATCACCGTATTTTGGCGAATATGTTGATGGATATTGAGCGAGGAGCTAAGGATCGGGCCTGTGTAAACATCCCACCAAGGCATGGTAAGTCTCAATTAGTGTCTATTTTCTTCCCAGCGTGGTATTTAGGTCGAAATCCGGACAAAAAAGTGATGATGGTGTCGCATACGACTGATTTAGCGGTAGATTTTGGTCGAAAAGTGCGTAATTTGCTTGGTTTAGCCGATTATAAGGCTATATTTCCTACTGTAAAGCTAGCTACGGACTCTAAGTCTGCAGGTCGTTGGAACACTAGTGTAGGGGGTGAATACTACGCATGTGGTGTTGGATCGGCGCTAGCGGGTCGTGGTGCGCATTTATTGTTGGTAGATGACCCACATTCTGAGCAAGATGTAATTAATGGTAACTTTAGTGTATTTGAGAAGGCATATGAGTGGTTTACGTTTGGTGCTCGTACACGATTGATGCCGGGTGGTAGTGTAGCTATTATACAAACTAGATGGCATATGGATGATTTGACTGGCCGTGTAGTCAAGGATATGACTCAAAATGAGAAATCTGATCAGTATGATGTTGTAGAGTTCCCAGCTATTGTTGAAATAGAAGATAAAAGTAGTGGAGAGCTTGTAGAAAAGCCTTTATGGCCTGAGTTTTTTGATATGGCGGCTTTAGAACGTACAAAAGCGTCTATGCCGTTATTCCAGTGGAATGCACAGTATCAGCAGCAGCCTACCGCAGAAGAAGCGGCTATTGTAAAAAGAGAGTGGTGGCAGATATGGGAGAAGGAAAACCCACCCCCATGTGAGTATATTATTATGTCACTGGATTCTGCGGCAGAAAAGCACAATAGAGCAGATTATACTGCGCTAACGACTTGGGGTGTATTTTTTAACGAAGAGACAAATGCGTATAACATCATACTATTAAACAGTATTAAGGATAGATTTGAGTTTCCAGAGTTAAAAGAGCTGGCTATGGAAGAATATACGATGTGGGAGCCTGATGTATTTATAGTAGAGAAAAAGAGTTCAGGTGTTGCTTTATACCAAGAAATGCGTCGTATGGGACTTGTTATACAAGAATTTACTCCTCATAGAGGATCTGGTGATAAATTAGCGCGATTAAATTCTGTATCTGATATTATAGCTTCTGAGTTGGTGTGGGTACCCCAAACTCGATGGGCTGAGGAAGTTGTTGAAGAGATTGCTGGGTTCCCGTTTATGAGTAACGATGATTTGGTTGATTCTACGGTTATGGCGCTTATGCGGTTTAGGCAGGGCGGATTTATAAGACTACCTTCAGATGAGCCAGAAGAAATTAAATACTTCTCCAGAAGAAGTGTCGGATATTATTAGAGGTTAAAAATGGCTATTGAGAAAAGTTTACAATCTATGGCACCCGAAGGTGAAGACTTACAGGGTGAAGAAGGTCTAGAGATTGAGATCGTAGATCCTGAGATGGTTACGTTAGATAATGGTGACGTAGAGATTACCCTTATTCCGGGTGACGAAGAAGACATGTCGGAGTTTGATTCAAATTTAGTAGAGATGCTAGATGAGAAAGAACAGCGAATCCTAGCAGATGAGCTTATTGGGCTTGTTGAAGCAGATACTGAAAGTCGTAAAGAGTGGGCTGAAACTTACGTAAAAGGACTCGACATCCTTGGATTTAAGTCAGAAGAGCGCACAACTCCGTGGGAAGGTGCTTGTGGGGTACATTCTACTGTATTAGCAGAAGCAGCTATTAGATTCCAAGCAGAAGCCATGTCAGAAACTTTTCCTGCGGCTGGGCCAGTTAAGATAAAAATTCTAGGTAGTGAGACTCCTGAGAAAGAAGAAGCTGGTGAACGTGTGCGTGTAGACATGAATTATCAACTTACCGATAACATGGTTGAGTATCGTCCTGAACACGAACGCCTACTATATAGTCTAGGACTTGCAGGATCGGCGTTTAAGAAGGTTTATTTTGACCCTACAATGGGTAGGCAGTGTGCATTGTTTGTGCCTGCAGAAGACGTTATCGTGCCTTACGGAGCGTCTAATATAGAGTCAGCAGAACGTGTTACTCATGTAATGCGAAAAACTAAAAATGAGTTACGTAGACTACAAGCTAATGGGTTCTACGCGGAAGTAGATATGGATGATCCTACTCCATACCATACAGATATTGCAGAACGTAAAGCTGAAGAAGGTGGGTACTCCCTAACTGACGATGATAGATATACATTGTTTGAGATTCATGCACATCTTGTTATTGAAGGTATTGATGATGAAGATGATCTAGCTAAACCTTATGTAGTTACTATAGAACGTGGTACAGGTGAATTGCTATCTATTAGACGTAATTATGAAGAAGATGATGAGCTAGAAATGAAGCGTCAGCATTTTGTACATTACTCTTACGTGCCCGGATTTGGCTTCTATGGCCTTGGACTGATACATATTATAGGTGGGTACGCTAAAGCAGGAACGTCGATTATACGGCAATTGGTGGACGCTGGTACGCTATCTAACCTTCCGGGTGGGTTAAAATCACGTGGTTTACGGATTAAAGGTGATGATGCTCCTATTGAGCCGGGTGAGTTTAAAGATGTAGATGTACCATCAGGCAGTATTCGTGAGAATATCATGCCTTTACCATATAAAGAGCCTAGTCAGACTCTACTAGCATTACTTAACCAGATTACTACAGAAGGTCGTAGGTTGGGTGCTATTGCGGATATGGATGTTTCTGATATGTCTGCGAATGCGCCAGTAGGTACTACACTAGCTTTATTAGAGCGTGCATTGAAGCCTATGGCTGCGGTACAGGCGCGTGTGCATTATGCGATGAAGTTAGAGTTCCGTATGCTCAAAGAGATTATGTCTGAGTATGCTCCTGAAGTGTATGAGTATGAGCCGCATAGAGGTGAAGTAACGGCTATTAAATCTGATTACGCAATGGTCGAAGTGATACCAGTAAGTGATCCTAATAGTACGACTATGGCGCAGCGTGTAGTTCAGTATCAGACTGTATTACAAATGTCACAGCAAGCACCACAGATATATAACCTACCCCAGTTACACCGTCAGATGATTGAGGTGTTGGGTGTGAAAAACGCAGAGAAGTTAGTACCTACGAAAGACGATGTAAAACTAACAGACCCTATTAGCGAGAATATAAATGCGCTAGCAGGTACCCCTATAAAAGCGTTTATAACGCAAGACCATGAGGCGCATATAGCGGCTCACACACAGTTCTTAGAAGACCCTAAAGTTCAACAAGGACTAGCTAAAAACCCGCAAGCTAAAGGCATTATGCAAGCCTTACAAGCACACATTGCGGAGCACGTTGCGTTTAGATACAGAGCTGAAGTAGAGAAGAAGATTGGTGTAGCACTACCGTATCCTAATGAAGAGCTACCACCAGAAATGGAAGTAGAAATGTCACGCTTAGCGGCATCAGCAGGTCAACAAGTAACTGACCAAAACAAGCAGCAGGCAGCAGCCGCGCAAGCGCAACAACAGGCTAAAGATCCTATTATCCAGATGAAGCAACAGGAAGTTCAGATTAAGCAACAAGAAGTGCAGCTTAAAGCACAGAAAGACCAACTTGAGGCGCAACTCAAACAGGCTGAACTACAGCGTAAAGCCCAGAAAGATCAGATGGATAACCAAATCGACCAACAACAACTGCAAATTGATAGACAGGAGTTGGAGATTGATGCTCAGAAAGCAGGAGCAAAACTGGCGGCAGATAGACGTACCGCTAATACTAAACTAGATTTAGACCTTATGAAGGCTAACTCTGATGCGATGAATAAACAACGTAAGGAATAACTTATGACTACCGTCTTAGACGTGCTAAAAGAAAAACTCGAAGAACATGTTTCTTCAGCACAAGAGTATCTTAGTTCTGGGGGTGCGAAGGATTATGCCCAGTACCAAGAAACTGTGGGTTTGATCCGAGGTCTCGAAACCTGCATCTCTTATACTAATGACCTCTCGCGTAATTACTTGGAAGAAGATGATGACTGATTTAACAATCGTGCAAAAAGATCCTGAAAATGAGAAAGAGCTTGAAGAAGCGTTACCGACTCCTGTTGGATATAGAATACTTGTAGCCCTACCAGAAGTAGAAGAAACTTTTGGAGAAAGCCGCATTATAAAATCTAGCAAAGAGCAACACTTGGATCACGTTCTATCTACTATTGGGTTAGTAATAGATATGGGTGCAGAAGCCTACTCTGATAAAGAAAGGTTCTCGGCTCCGTGGTGTAAGGAAGGTGACTATGTAATGTTCCGTGCCAATACTGGTACGCGATTTAAAGTGGGTAACACCGAGTTTCGTTTGATGAATGATGATTCAGTCGAAGCCGTTGTAGCCGATCCCCGTGCTGTAGCACGAGCGTCATAAGGAGAGTAACATGGGTTTTCAAAAAGTAGAGTTTGAGTTTCCTGATGAAAAGGAAGAAAATAACAACCTCGAAATCGAGGATTCTGGGGCAGTAGAAATTGATGTCTCAGGTAAAAAAGAAGCGGCTGATTATGAGCCAGAGCCAGAGGTTGAAGCCAAGGAAGAAGTCGAAATAGAAGTAGTCGACGATACCCCTAAAAAAGACCGCAACCGCAAGGCATCTGCCGCACCAGAAGATGTTACGGATGAAGAGTTAGAAAATTACTCTGAAAAAGTCCGTAAACGTATTCAGCATTTTAGCAAGGGCTACCACGACGAACGCAGGGCTAAAGAAACTGCCGAACGTGAACGCAAAGAGCTTGAAAGTTATGCTAGACAGTTAGCTGACGACAACAAAGCCTTACAAGAAAAAGCGGCTAAGAGCAACAAAGCGCTTATAGAGCAAGGTAAAAAAGAAGCTGAGCGAGACGTAAAAATTGCTAAATACGCCTATAAAAAGGCTTACGATGCTGGAGACGCAGATAAAGTTTTATCCGCACAGGAGAAACTTACTGACGCTAAGTTAAAACTTACAAAGTTAGCCGATGTAGATAGTTCTTTACAAGAAGAGCAAGTTCCTGTACAAAGTCAAGAAACAGCGGTGCAAGTTGATGCAAAAGCAGACAAGTGGGCTAAAGATAACACTTGGTTTGGTTCTGACGATGAAATGACCGCATACGCTATGGGTGTACATAACAAGATTGTTAAAGAAGGTGTAGATCCTAGTAGTGATGAATACTACGAGAAAATTAATTCTCGTATGCAGTCTACCTTTTCTGATTATTTCGGGGAAGATGGACAAACTGAAGAGCAAGAAACTAAGAAGCGAAAATCTAATGTGGTCGCTCCCGCTACGCGGAGCACGTCGCCAAAGAAGGTGACATTAACGCGGACACAAGTGGCTATCGCTAAGAAGTTAGGAGTACCGCTCGAACTATACGCCAAAAAGGTTGCTGAAGAGATGAGGAAAGTATAATGGCTGATAACAGACTAGATCGTGAATTAGAAACCCGTGAGAAAACTGCTCGTAAAACTGCATGGAAACGTCCAGAGGTTTTACCGTCCCCCAATCAAGAAGAGGGGTATGTATATCGTTGGATTAGGATTTCTACCCGAGGAAATGTAGACGGCATGAACGTCTCATCTAAATTGAGAGAAGGTTGGACTGCTGTGAAAGCATCGGATCATCCAGAAATTACACTTGTTACTATCGAGAATGATAGATTTAAAGACAATGTAGTTATTGGTGGGTTGATGTTGTGTAAAGCGCCTGTAGAGATGGTTAATGAGCGTAATGCTTATTATAACCAGCAATCACAGTCGCAAATGCAGTCAGTCGATAACAACCTTATGAGGGAAAATGACCCTAGAATGCCCCTATTTAACGATAGGAAATCTAAGGTTACTTTCGGAAAAGGCTAAATTAATTTAATTTTAGGAGTTTAACATGGCTACTACAGCTTCTCCATACGGGTTAGTTCCCGTAAAAAATGCCGATGGGTCTGCCTACAATGGCGCTCGTGACGCATTTCAAATAGCTTCAGGCCTTGCCAATAATATTGGTTTTGGTTCTTTAGTAAAACTCGACGGTGGTCGAATCGAAATGGCACTAGGTTCAGGTGCAGATGCTGGCGCTAACAACTTCGCTGTAAATGGCGGTGGTGCTGCAGGTGTATTTGTTGGTTGTGAGTATGTAAACGCTCAAGGGCAATTGGTCTTCGATCAGCTCTTCCCAACAGCTACTACAGCTCCAACAGGCACTAAGATCATTGCTTATGTTGTAACTGACCCGGGCGTGACTTATCAAGTGCAATCTACTGGCGCTGTTCCTGATACGGACATTGGTCAAAACTGTACTTTCTCTGCGGCACAAAACGCTACTTCTAGCGTTAATCTAACTACTGGTAAATCTAACATGGCGGTAGGCGCAGCTCAAACTGCAACTGCTGGCTTTAAGATTGTTGGTATGTCTGACCGTGGCGACTCTGTAGCTGGTGATGATAAAACAGATCTAC